CCGGCGCTGGTTTGTCATTGGTCATCGTGTTGGTCCTGTTGGGCGGCGAAATCCCCGGCTGTATTGTTTGCACTCGGTTATCGTTCGACGGCATTTGCAGCAGGTCACTATCTCGCCGGGTGACACAAATACGGGCGGCTCAACCTCTTTGTCCACGACGTTTATGTCGAATGCATCACCGCAGAGCGTGTATTCGGGGTGCCCTGGGTCTTGAGCGTGCTTAATCGTCATCGTGTTGGTTCTGTTGGGCGACACGCTCAAAAGAAGTTAGGGCTTCGCCGGTTTCTGGATCGTGACTTGTGGTTATGCGGACATACGGCGTCGGGTTATCTGGACCTGGCTGCCATAGGTTCGCAGCATCAGGCGCGGGTGGTAGTCTGTAATGCGAAACGTTTTTTAATGGCTCGACCGGCGTAAACCCCCAAGCAATCTCTCGCCATTGGTCATCGCAATAAACAGCAACGGTTAACGCGCCACCATCAAACAAAACTTCGTGCACGTCATCTGTTTCTGGCGGTCCATCTTCGACCGGCACCCACCGATACTGCTCACGCAACGCGGCAAGCTCGGATCGCAAAGACTCATTCCTCAATACCAGGTTATCCGCGTCCGTAAAAACTTCATCCAAACGCCCGCCGATTCGGCAGCCAGCCGCTTTATGTGGCGAGTCTGGATCTACATCAACACCTGCATCATCAAGCCGCTGGTGAACGTAATCTTTGAATGCCTGCAACTTATCCCGCTCAGCCGTTACCGTGGCAAGCTCGGATTCGAGTGTCTCGGCGCGCCCCTTAAGCGACACGATAAATTCGGCTGTCTCCTTGCTTGAGCCACACGCAAAAATAACGTTAGCCCGCGTGCCTTCGTCCGCGCCGGACGGACGCTTATCTACAACGAAATAGGCATCGTTCATAGCGCCTACGTACCACGGCCCATCGCTAGAATGCGCCTCAAGCTCAGCTATGCGCTGCTTACAGACACTGTGCGCAGCTCCCAACATAGCCCGGTCGTTGATTATCCATGCGATTGCCTCACGTTCGGTTTCTGGCAACCCATGCCATGCGGCCTCGGGATCAGTTAATGCCGCAAGATAACCGCAACTAAGTGCTTCTTCGCTCATCCTTCGTCCCCCGGGTCGTCGCATTCCTCGCAATGACCATCAATCAATAACAGCCCGCATTCGCAATAACAGTCGTTGCTTAAGTAACCACAATCCGCACAGAAGCCTTCGTCAAGTAGCACGTAACAGTTAGGGCAAACCTCATCGTCGTTCGGTCCTTTCATCCTTCGTTCTCCGGTTCGGCTAGCTTTAAGAGGGCGGCTACTTTCTCTAGCGATTCATCGACGCACGTATCTTGATAATCGGTAAGGCCGTTTTCGTGCTTAATGTCTTTTAGATTCGCATCTATCTCCCGCGCCAGTGCGGCGATTTCGGGGGCGGGGATGGTGGGTTTTGTTTTGCCCGTCTCGTTAGGCTCGCACCGGCCGCCGCAGTTGACGTGCGTTTCTTCATAGGTCACATGGTGCCCGTCGACGTAGCAGTCACCGCAACGCAGACAATTCCATCCTTCGTCACTACTACTCATTCCGCCACCTCGTTAAGGGCTGCGCGGGCAGTGGCCAAAAGAACGTGATTAAGCGGCCGGTAGCCCATGCCCTCATTTTTGTCGGATGCGGAGACAATACCCGCCAAAGCATCCCGCAGCCGCCGTAGGTGTTGGGCGGCTTCTCGAAATTCCTGCGCCTGGTTTACCCAAGGTGAGTCCTCAGCCAGCCGCTCCAGCCACGCTATCGTTTGATCAATATCCATTGGCTTTACCCTCGCGTAATTCAAGCTGTTCTACGGGTGAATCAATAGTCATGGTGTGTCCGCAGCAGCGAGGCCAGCCGTTTCGCAATGGATCGTGCTTGAAGCGCTCAGAACGCCTACAAGTGCGGCACCAGCAAAGGCCGCGCTTTAACTGCGGCAGATTGTAAAAATCTTCAAACATTACTTCTCTCCCTCGCTAGCGATAACCGCTAGGCATAAGCGTTGTTAGGTGGTCAGCACTCATCCCGTCACCTCTTGGACGTGCAGACAATAACGACAGTTCTTAAGCACTTGACCGTTCGGAAATGGCTTGGGCGGGCCGAGACCTTTCTTGCCGCAGTTTTCGCATCGGTCCCGAGGTGGGTTTCGTTTCCCGCGATAAGTATTTGTCTTATCCATTACTTATCTCCCTCGCTAGTGATAACTGCTAGGCATATGGCGCGCCGGTTCAGTTCGTCGTTTGTTGGGTTAGTCACGAATATCGCGCCTTTAAATCTCGCGTCTTAACCCACACCGTGCGCGTGTTGCCGAGGTTGTGGCGCTCAAAGTGAAGTACCTGGGTGCCGCCGCGTGGGCTTTTCATTTCAACGCCGTCTGGTGTGTAGTAGGCAACTCGCCCGATGAACTCGATCCGATGCGTCGCGTATTCAGCCAAACCACCCCATGTTTGGTTGGTGTGTGTAGGTAGAACCATCGTGGTAGATAAGCCCTTTGGCGCCAGTTCTGCGGCCCGCGTAACCCACGGCAACGGGTCACTAAACGGGCAATTACAAAAGCCATCACGGAAGCGCAGCCAGTCCATATCGAACGAACTAACGAAGTACATGCCATAACCACCAAACCACCACGGACATAATGCGTTTTGCTCGTCGCCTGCCAGATCAATATCAAAAGGCCCAAAGCGCTCCGCGAGGAACCGGAACAACCAAGGCGGTGTGCGCCAACAGTCCCGTTCGACTTGCGGTGTTTTGCTGCGTTGTTGCTCGCTAGGCATGTGTTACCTCAATAAAAGCCCCACCCGGTCGGTAGGCAAACCTCCATCCTGGAGAGTCAGTTAAAAGAATGACCGGGCAGCGTGTTCGTGATCCGCTGGCTACGCAGCCGGGCGGACTAAGTGTTTGTTGATGTGGCGTTGTGCGGCTGCTCGCGCGCTAACCACCATCGTGTATTCGCCCGGGACCAGGTGGTCATCGACGGCTGCGACGTGCACGCCATCAGCTCGACAGGCCACGGTGATTAATGACCCTTCGTAACGTTCGGTTAACTGGTTTACATATTTCAAAATCGTTATTTTGTTCATGCTGCAATCTCCAGTCTGTTGATGTACTCCCCAACGGCCTGGAGCAAACGACCGTGCTGCCCGCGTGTAACGTCAAGGATTGAGTTATTGATGTGAAACCGGTTCAGGCCGAGCGCTACAGCGAAAAGCTTGTCGTCAAACCCGATCGAGAACATCGCATCAGGTTCGTGCATGCCGTCAGCGATAAAGCCCAGCGTAGCGGCGGTGAATTCGATCCCAACCGACACAACGAACGCGCGCCGATCAGCAGCCCCAGCGAAAAAGGCGGCGCGCAACGTGATCGCGTGGCACGCGTCAATGTCACCGAGCTGGAGAAATAGCTTGGCGGCCATCTGCTCTGTTCGGATCATTCGAACCCCTTTGGCGGTATCGAGGCGCTCGGCAATATGTTGACGTTAGCCAGGGGCCAGTCAGGCAGGGAGCCAACGATGATCCCGCTGCCATCCAAGGACGCGGTACCAGGCCCAATCGCGGGCTTGCCGTTATGGGTAATAAAGCCGTCTGGGTCTGGTGCCGTGCACCCACCTACCCAAAGCTGCGCGCGCGCGGGGCAGTCGGTCACGATCCGAAACTGATGTCGGTATGCTTTCCACATCACCGAGAACACCAGGCCGATGTAATTGGATGGCACGCTAGGCCCGAATAAGTCGGCGCCTGTAACAGTCACAACGCGCGGCTTGCGGTAGCGCATGGGCTTGTACAGTTCCACTGGCTGCTGCATACCTAACACGGCATTCCAGCGCTCAGGCTTCGGACGCAGACCGGAGGGTTGATTCATCCACGCCGGCATTACAGGAACACCGCCTGCAGGAACGCATCGATATAACCGGACAGGCTGAACAGCATCACAAAGAAGAGCGATCCACCGTAGAGCACCCAGAACCGACCGGCTGCGGTTAAGCGGCGGCGCGAGGCAAGGTGTTTGTGGTCGCGCATATGGACGCGATGGCCGCTGGTAGGTTGCCGAAAAGCGGGGTTCAGCGCGGACACTGGATCCGTCCTCATGAGTGATAGTCGACGGTAACCAGATATCCGCCCACTATGTTGTAGTCCGAAAGCAGCTGCTTTACGGTTCGGCCCTTGATCTCACCTTCAACGAAATCTTCCCCATTCCAGGTTTTTTTCTGCAGGCAGAGTGAGTGCTCTTTGCTCACAAACGTGTAGGGCGACAAGTCAGCCTGGACGGCGTCCGCAGGAATAATGTCAAGTGGGAATGCGGCCCATTTCGTGGGCCATTTCAGCCTTTTCCCAATCCCATAGGGGTAGCTCGGCACGCCCGGATTGTCGGGGTCTATTGAAGAACACCCGTTGCAGGGTCGCTTGACCATAAGCCCATCTTCGGGCCATTCGCGCATCCCAGTCTGGCGGCAAAAATCGCATGCTTCGATATTTTTGGGGTCGGTTTCGGGGTTGTAGTCCGGCATGTGCGTGCCGGTCCACCGCCCACCAATTTGAAACCAGTCCCACCAACCTGTCAGATCTTCAGTCGTTTCGTTGTAGGCTTCTCGGTACGGCTCTAGCGCTGCGGAAACCTGCTGCTCAATGTCTTGATCCGACGGCAACCAAAGTTTGGCGTGGTAGTGCATTGTTCCAATCTCCATCCAGCGAGTAGTGGCTGATGGAGCGAGTATTTACCATAAAGGTAATGGTGTCAATACCAAAAAGGTAAATCTTTTAGGCAACAAAAAGCCCGCATTGCGCGGGCTCGGATCGGCGGTAGGTAGTTTTAGATCTCGGGTATAGTGTGATCGTAATTAGCGAAATTGCAGGATAGCCCCGATTTCGCGGATGAAACCGTGCCGCCCCGTTCGTACACTACGCAAATAATTCCATTCGAGAGCGTATGGACTGTGAACCCGTTCTTATAAACACTCTTGTGTGTTGGCACCCGTTCACGATTGTCCTTCGCGCCGAAGGCGGTCCCAGCGAAAAACATCGCAGCAAATACTGCGACAAAGAAAGCGGTTTTCCATTTGGTGGTGTCGTTTGTCATGCGTCCTCCGGTGGTATTCCTCGATAGCGGTCTTGCACGCGCTCAACTACGCGGTTGAAGCGCTCCTGATCTTTGATGCTCACATTAGCGTAATACTGTCTCAATTGCGGTATTTCTCGCGAAATGTGGTCATCAATGAGTATTTTTACATGCCGCTTGGCCCGGTCATCCAGTAAGGACCAGCCCTCGGCAATGTGGATTGCTTCGTCTGACAGCGATAAGTATTCAAGTAGTTGAGCAACCGATTCGTCATACCGTTGTTTCTTCGTCATCCGTGAGCTCCTCGTTCGTTGTTAGAGCGTTTTTGTTGTGGAAGGTCGGCGCCTGATCCATCAGTTCCGGGGCGACTCTTTCAGCCGGTCCACGCAACATGCTAACGAAGTTCTCCTGGTTTACTCGATCCAGTCTGTCAAAGACTGTGGCGACCCATTCCGCAGAGGCACTTAAAGCTGGGGAATGGACGTTATCCAGCCAGCCGCGCGGCTTGCCGAATTTATTCTCAATGTGGCGCGCCATCGCATCGCCGATCCCCTTAATTGGGCTAGGCCCAACAAGGTGATTGACTTGAGCATCGGACCGGCCGATCTCGCGGGCGAAGTCTGCGAGCGATTTATTGCACTCTGCCTCGATCAAAGCACGTGCATTTAGTCGCCTAATTTCTGTAGAAGTCATGGGGATCAATCTACCCATCGCTACCATTACGGTATATGTGCGAAAAGGTAATATTTTTTCTTGCATGATTTACCTTTATGGTATAGGTTTCGATCATGGACCTACGAACCTATTTCAGATCTCTGGACCCGCGGCAACAAACAAACTTTGCCAAAAAGGCTGGCACAACGGTTAGTTACATCCGGTGCCACCTTATTTGCGACCCGCCTAACAAAATTCCGAGACCTAAGCTTTTGGCCGGCTTGGCGGCAGCGAGTGGGGGGTCGCTCACTCGCGACGACCTGATCCGTTACTTCTATGGGCAGGCCGCATGACTACCCCCGTAGGTCATTACACCAGCCAGCTGCGACGCCCGTATCAGGGTGCTGGCTTGGTGGTTTTTTATTTGGCCACAGGAGCGTTTACCAACGCTTACCAATCATTGGGGGTAGTTGGTAATGCAGGGTGAACTGTTCTACGACGACGAGCACGCAGCGTTGCGAGCGACGCTGGAAATGCTGGGCGTGAAGCGGGTAGCGGGCAGCCTGTGGCCCTCCAAACCCTTAAAGGATGCCCAGCGCTTACTGCTTCACTGCGTCGATCCTGAACGTCAAGAAAAGCTCGCGCTTGATGAATTGTTTTTTATCTGCCGGATGGCCCGGGAGAAGGGCATTCACATCATGGCTGAATACTTCGGCCAGTCGCTCGACTACGACATCAAGCCGATCACCAAAGAACAGAAGCAGGCAACGCTCTGTGAGAAATGGCAAAGCATGCGCGGCGAAGTGCTGGCCCTGGCCGAGCAGATGTCGAGGTTGCCCGAATGACCTTATTCCGGCTCAGGTTTCCGGGCTTCGACCATGGCGGGCAGGGTGAACGCGTAGAGCAGAAAGGTTTCCGTGAAGGAGATCAAGGCTTTAGCTTTGTTCTCATCAAACGCGTCGTCGTCGTGGTTCGCCTCATTTCCATCAAGGCGAATTGCGTCGGCCCATTCTCGCATCGCCGGCGTAATGTCGTGGTCGCTTGCCAGAATATCTATCCGCTTCCACAAGGTTTCATCGGCGAATTTCTTGTCGCCCTCGCGCAGTTTGCGGGTGGCGAGTTCCAGCGTCCTGCGTGCACCCATCCCTGCCGAGTCCCAGTTGCTTCGTCTAGCGTTGTCTTGAGCCTCGATAAAAATCCTAGCGACGTTATCAGGGCAGTTGCTCGGAGCGTCGAGCGCTTTTATTTGCGGATATTCGCTGACGATCCGAGTGTCACTATCTTTATCGAGCGGCATGTCAATTTGGCTCGGGCGATGAGTGGAATTAGCGACGCTTACGGTCACCGCATAAGCCCCAGAGCAATGGTGGCAGCGGAATATGGCTTCGTAGATAGGTCTACCGTAATTATCGGTGACGGGGTGAGCCCACTCCGTAGCGAATCCAAATATTTGACGTTCACCCCCGCAATGCGGGCAGGTGCGTTGGAGGGTTGGCATGGCTAATCCCTTATTGATGCAGGGCCAAAGAATAGATGAGATTTTGGCAGCGCGCGACAGCTATACGGCGAATCGCCTGGTAACTCAGTACCACACGTCGAACGACAAAGAAGCCTTTATCGCCGCTCTGATAGGTCGCCTATTGCTGGAAATCAGCCGCAGGGAGAGCACTGCGCCGGGGGGTGTCAGCTGATGTTCTGGCCTTCCTTTTTTACCGGTGTTGTTTGCACGATGCTGCTCTGCATAGGCGCCGTTGTGATCGGCGTGGCCTGCCTCGTCACCGCGGCGATCTGCGGCTTCGCGTGGATGAAAGACGACGACATATGGTAGCCACCGAATTAACTATGGCGCGGACCGAGGCACGGACGGTGTTGCTCCCCGACACCGTTGCCAGTTCGAGACCTCCCGCATTCGTGTCGCTGCATCAATCCGCAGCCCGCGCCACCTTTTTAGATCAGGAACGCCGGTGTGCCTAAGCGCACCTGGTACGCCAAGCACCCTGCGGACTATGCCCGAGATACCCGCTCACTCACGCTCGAGGAACACGGCGCATACAACCTGATCATGGACCTGTACTGGGACAACGGCGGACCGTTCAACGCAGAAAACTTTGAAAGATTTCTGCAGAAAAACCTCGGGATTTCGCTGCAAAAAACGCGGAAATTATGGAAAAAACTTTCAGTTTTTTTCGTGGAGGCGGAGGGCTTAATCCACCTCAAAAGGATGGACGAAGAACTCGAAAAAGCTGCGGCGATTCAAAAAGATAAGAAAAAAGCGAGCGCGTTGGGTAACGCGAAACGGTGGGGCAAAACCTCATCCCACATGGGATCCCAAAAGGGACAAAGCAGCGACTCCCATATGGGATCGCATGACCACATACCACCTAAAGATACTGCTAAAGCAGCATCTTTGGCTGCAAGCGAATTATGGGAACAAACCCTGCTGGTGATCTGCGTTGCGAACCGAATGTCGAAGATGCACGCCCAGCAATTCCTGGCCGGCCTGGCAAAGCGCCACGGCGATGACATCGTTGGGGCGAAGTGCAAGGCACTGCTCGACGGCCCGACCAAAATAAATCCGAAAAGCTGGCTGAAAGCCGCATGCGAGGGGGCAGACGATGAAAAGCGTTCAGGAAGCAGTGGCGGACGCACAGAGGCAGATCGAGTCGAGGCCGCGAACCCAGTGCAGTCCAACCTTGAAGCCGGAGATCAGTTCTGATGGCGGCACCGAGGCCACTCGAATTCCGCGTGCATGGAAACGCCTGGCGAAAATGTTCGGCTATTCGTTTACGCGCCAGTTCGGGGTTGCTGACGACGGCACTTGGGCGCGCGGACTTCGCGGCTACAGCGAGCAAGAGATCGCCAGAGGTCTTGAGGCGTGCCTCCGTTGGCATAGGGATTTCCCGCCAAACCTGTCGCAGTTTAAGCAGCTATGCCGACCGGTTGAAACACGCCCGTTTGCGAGCATGTACGTGATCCCGCTGGTACCGCCAGAACGTCACTTGACGCAGAAAAGCACTGACGAGCAAAAGCTGCGGTGCAGTGAGTTGATCGCGGCGTGCAAGTCAAAACTTGGGGCGGCATCCAAATGCTAAAGCGGATCAAGGCCTGGCTGTTAAGCGTGCCCACCAAGCGCGCCCCGGACTTCGTTGTCGGTGATCCGAATGATCCGTATCTCGAACGCTGGTGGCTGATACCACGCAATCCGCTATTCAACCTTTACCTGCACCGGATCAGCAAAGACGACGACGACCGCGCATTGCACGACCACCCCTGGCCATCCATGACGCTGATGCTGCAGGGCCACTACAACGAAATATCGTTCCGATACCCGGAGCAGTGGCCGGAAGTCTGCTCGTTAGAAAACCGGATCAGAAGCCCGGGCGACCTGATATTCCGCAGGGCAAAAACGGCACATCGGCTGGAAGTGCTGGACATCAGCAGCCGCCCGCATACGCCAGTAATTACTTTATTCATCACCGGCCCGGTGGTGCGCAAGTGGGGCTTTTACTGCCCACAAGGTTGGCGCTATTACCGGGACTTCGTAGCGAAAGACAACCCAGGCGAGATTGGTAGGGGTTGCGCATGAAGTGCCGGTCTATGACCTATCACAACCCAGCGAACGACTCCGGTTGTGGCGCGACCAACCCACCCAAACCCAACGCGATCTGGTTTGGTATCTCGTGGGGCGGCGGTATGGCGACGACGGCCAGGCCGAGCTGCGTGCGGCGATTGATCATTTAAGGGGCGATATATGTCAAAAGTAGTATCTCAAGCAAAAATAATTCCATTCAAAAACCCGACAGAAATAGTCGGCGGCGACGTTGTCGTCGAGCAAATGAAAATAACGCCGCAAGATGCAAGCGGATGGTTGAAGCACAACCGCCACAATCGCCCGGTTTCCAAGTCACACGTAAATTTTCTAGCCAAGCAGATCGCCGCTGGCGATTGGGTGTTCAACGGGCAGCCGATCATTATCGCCAACGACGATGACGTGCTCGACGGGCAGCACAGGCTCATGGCCTGTATTGAGGCGGGGATCGCGATTGAGGCTTTGGTGATTTATGGCGTCGCAGCGGAGGCGTTCAAGACAATTGATACAGGCAAGCCGCGAACCGGGTCCGATGTCATTGCGTTGAATTACCCAAAAATAACGGCCGGTCTAGCCAAGGACGCGGCTACCGCTTGCAGATATTGCATTTTACTCGAGTCCAAAACCTTCATGCCTAACACGCGGGTGTCGAACACCGAGATTTTAAATTACTCCCTGGCGAACCCTGGGGTTTTTAAGTTCTGCGAAACGTTGGCGGCGTGGTGTAAAGATGCCAGGCCGCTTTCGGTGGCATGCACGGCGGCGATTTGGTTTCAGATCGACAAAAAACACAGTCGTGCGGCAGAGGTTTTTATGCGTCGGTTTTACACCGGCGAAGATTTAAAAACCACCGACATCGAATACATGCTCAGGCAAGCGTTTTTTCGCGACATGCAGCGCCAGGTGAGGTGGCCTATACACGTTAAGGCCCGAATGGTCATCAAAGGCTGGGCAGCGCTGGTTAAAAAGAAGCGCATCACTAAAACATCAATCGCGATTCGTCCGTCGGATGGCTGGATTGAGGTAATTTGATGCCGCGTGATTGCGAACCAGGTTGGGAAAAGCCCTGCACCGACTGTGGGCAGCCCATCAACATCAAAGACCGCCACAAGCGCTGCCAGAAATGCCGGCGCATGGGCGGGTACATCAAGTGGCCACCATCAGAGCGTGGCGAGGGCGTCAGGGCTTGAGCCAGCTACAGCTATTCGATACCCCACCAACACCGGAAGCGGTTCGGGCTCACTTCGATCCGGTACGCGCAAAGAAAAAGCGCGAAGAGGGGCTGCACTTGGTTGAAACCAACAACAAAGAATTTGTTGAACTCATGCGCGGCCAGGCCCGCCGCTTTTGCGCGGTGAATGGCGAAGTTCACATCGACGACCTGCGCCGATTCGCATTGTCCCGTGGCATCAGGCCCGAGAGCAGCAACGCATGGGGCGCAGTATTTCGCGGCAAATGCTGGGCAAAAATAGGCCGCAGGAAATCAACGCTTGTAACCAACAAAGGCCACGAGTCGCCGGTATGGGCGTTTCGGGAAGGTGGCGGATAGTGTGGCGGCACCCTCGGAACAACATGGCCGGAAGGCATGCCGGCGCCATGCAGCGCAAATCAGTCTACTACTGCATGAATTGCAATTATGCGGTGCCGCGCGGCGACCATGTGGTGTGCGGCAATAAGCCTCACTATTTCCCCAGCACCGGCGAATACAAGCGATTTTTGCAACTCAAACGAATGGAGCTCGCGGCGGTGATTTCAAACCTAGCGCTGCAAACGCGATACCGCATACACATTAACGGCAAATTGTTTTGCACCTACGTGCCGGACTTCGAATACGACATAACCGACACAGGGGAGCACGTCATCGAGGACTACAAGGGCAGCCGCAAACATAGCGACACCTCGAGTAAACTGCGCCGCAAGGCGGCTGAGCTATATCACGGGATCAATGTGACCTTGGTGGGCGGCAAATGAAGCGCAACATCCACCGAGATCGAAAGCTGCTCGACCTGATGCACACGCTGCCATGCTTCCTGCGCGGTATTGGGTGCGAGGGTATGCCGGCTGTGCCATGCCACAGCAACCAGCTGATCCACGGCAAAGGCTTATCGATGAAGGCGCACGATTGTTTCGTCGCTGCAGGGTGTAACACCTGCCACCACGAGATCGACAACGGTAAGAATTTAGACAAGGCCGCCGCACACACGTTGTGGCGCAACGGCATCGATCTAACGTTTATGTGGGTATACGGCAGCGGCGAGGTGGTGCTGCCGGTTTTAGATGTTGAGGAATGGTCAGCACTCAATGCGCCGCGCGTGTACCCATTCAGTTCAGAAACCACGGTCGCTTATCCGCACACGGTAACGGATGAAGTTTGGCTGCAACTTTGGAAGGAGGGCAGGGCGCACGTCGCCTGATTATGGATATTTTTGTCGCTAATTACCCGTTTGGGTCTACGGTCCACGAAGTTACAGAAGCGTTCGAGAAGTACGGCACGGTCGAGCGTTGCCGCCTGGTGACGGACAAGACGACCGGCCGCGACAAGGGCTTCGGCTTCGTCACCATGCCGAACGACGATCAAGCCCGCTTAGCCATCCAGGCGCTAAACGGCACTGAGTTTAGGGGCCGGCAGGGGTTGCGGGTAAATCAGGCTCGGTCGCGAGGCAATGACTACAAGCGAGGGCAGTAAATGTCGACAGCAGCGGAATCCTTAGCACTGGCCACGGCTGGCACTTGCGGACTTGATGATGCGGGCGGTGGTGGCGTTCCTCGTTTCACCCGCGCAGAAATAGGCCACGCGCTGGCGGGGCTAAAGCGTGGCAATGACGACTACGAAGCGCTGCCAGACGGTGCGGTGCGGGTGTTATTGCTCAGGTATGCGGATGGCGGCGAGAGAGATCGCGCCAAGCTGCTGGACGATCTGGTGCACGATGCGTGTATGGGCAAGGATTGGGAAGCCCAGGTCGCCCACTTCACGGTAAGCCGCCAAGCGATGCTGGAATTTTTGAGCACCAGCGCATGCGGCGTGTGTGAGGGGCGCGGCACTTGCCTGGTTGATGCCCGGGTCGAGTCCTGCGACACCTGCGACGGCACGGGCCACAAGCAGCTGTCCGCCGCTGCGCGGGCGCGATCGTGTGGGTTGCCTTATGAGACCTATCGACGCGGGCCAGCAGAGCGCTACTACCTTGGCCGGCTCAAGACGCTATATCGGTGGGAGGAAATTGGCGTGCGGCGTGTGGCCGGCAAGATATCAAGCCGTGATTCATTTGCGTTGACGACGCACTTGCGCCGCGTGCTAACCAAATGCAAGCAGGGCAGTTTGTCGCCGGTATTGAAAGACACCGTCGACGCCGCAAAGCAGCTCCCAATTGTTGGCGAATACATCGACAGCATCCCCGGCGAGCGCGGCCTGCATATTCTTGCGCCAAAAACCACTCAGGCCGAACTCAACACGATGATCGAGAAGCTGCTTGACACGTACCCCGAAGCTTGACAGGATGCACCCCACACTAGGGCATCCTCGCCCGAGAGATACCACAACCCGGCGCCCGCTGGGTTTTTTTATGCCTTGAGGACTCCAAAATGTACAAATTAACCCTGCACTTGTTAGTGCTGGTGGTGCTGTTTGTTGTCGGCCAACCCGCTTTTGCGTTTGATGCGTTTGAACAGTCTGCCGAACAGATTGATCTGCGCGCTGACAGCATCGCGGCCACTGTGCCTGCAACCAACGACACCGCAGCAACACCCAGCACCCCACACCCCAATAAGATCCGAAGCACACAGCCGACAGCAGGCCAACGACCACAGGTCGAGTGGGTCTGCCGAGTAGTCGCTATAGATACCGACGGTCTGCCGATACGCGCGCCGCCTAGCTGACATTATCAGCAGGCATCGCAAAGCCCCTCCATCAATGGCGGGGCTTTTTATTTTGGCCTTGGGTTAGGGCTTAAATAAAAATTATTGCGAGGTAGAGCAGAGGCAGCTCGGCTGGCTCATAACCAGCAGGTCGCCGGTCCGAATCCGGCTCTCGCTACCAATTTGACGCTGCGCCGCTATATGGCGGATGAAACCACGACATAGCAGCTTGTCTTGCCGAGAGGGTGCAGGGCATGTCGGTCAAGGCGGCGACTCGCGAGCGCCGGGCCTAGAGAAGCGCCGCGTTGCGGTTACTGCTCATCAGCGTCAATTATTTGTTGCCTCCGTAGCTCAGTCGGTAGAGCAGCCCCTTTGTAAGGGGCAGGTCGCGGGTTCGAATCCACGCCGTAGGCTCCAAACCCTTAGTAGGAGGCCCAATGGGCGAACTCGAACTGATCGGCGAATTGCTAAAGGTTGGAGTGTCGACCGGGATCTGCGCCTACGGTTGGTGGAAGGCCGACAAGCGTGCTGATACAGCGCAAAATTTGGCGGATTCACGCGGCGATGCTTATGCCCAAGCGCTGGCTAATCAGGCTGAGCAGGCGGCAAAAACCACCAGCGCGATGGCCCTGCAGAATCTCGTTCTTGACCGGGTATCGGCCACGATAGACCGGGTTGAACCAGTGCTGTCGCTGATACGACGCCGGGACGGTTTGGAATGAATCTGGCCCAGGTCTGGCCGTTTTCGATCTTCATCGAACGCAGGGAAACGGAAGCGCGCAACCAGCGAACGACCAATATGCTCAATGTGCTGTCTGAGCAGGCCGAAAAATCGCGACGTGCGGCTATTGATGCTGCAGAGCAGACGATCACCAAGTATCACGACCAGGGCGATACGTTCGCGCAGCTTGAGCGCATCGAGCGAACGCTGTTGAACCATGACAAAGGCTGATTTTTTCGCGGTGGCCACACCCGTAGGCGAGTTTACGGCTGGTGCGATGGTGGTCTATCTCGCAATCATTTGGACGGCCGCGGCCTGGTGGGCGCCTGATAGCGACCAGACACGGTTGCGCTTGTGGATTGTCGGGTTTGCCATGATGTTCGGGTTCGAAGAAATCGTCGATTCAATGTTCCACGAAGGCGATCCACAAGCGCAGATCCCGCATTTTATTTGCACCGTCGGTCAGTGCATAACCGCCGGCAAAGCGGCGCTAATGTCCCGACGGATCAAGCCGTGGCAGTGGCGAAAAAGTTACGAGGGCTCGTAAATGTTTAAATTCGGTGCACGCAGCCGCCGCAACCTCGCTGAATGCCACCAACACCTGCAGGACGTTGCCCCGCTCGCGCTCGCACGCAGCCCGTTTGATTTCGGCATTATCGACGGTGGCCGAACGCTTCAAGAGCAGATCGAATTCAAGGCCGCGGGCAAATCGTGGACGTTGAAATCACGCCACCGCTTCGCGCGCCCGCTGACTGCGGGTGGACGCCCGCGCCGCGGCCCGCCGGTAAGCCATGCGCTGGACTTCATGATTTATCTGAACGGCAAAGCGTGCTGGGAGTTCGCGTTATACGAGCGTGTCTGGCTTGAAGCCTGGCGTCCAGCAGCGGCTGAGCTTGGGATCCCGCTCGGCTGGGGCGGTAAATGGAAATCGCAAGACGGCCCGCATATCCAACTGCCGTGGAAGCAGTACCCAGCCCAGTACACGGATGCGCCTGCATATCACCTTGACTTAGCTGCATGATCGCAACCATCGCGCTGTGGTGGGCTAAGCGAAAGGCAAAAATTTTAGTGATCTCCACAGTGGTTGCAGCGCTTGCAGCCTTCGCGGTTATCCAGTTAAAGCAGGCGGAAGCCCGCGGCGCGGCAAAGTATGTTGCCAAGTCCTGGCAGATCGCCTACACGCACCAAAAAGAACAGGCCCGCCTATCTCAACAAGAGGCGCAGCGCACCGCAAAGCTTGTTGCGGACATGCAGGCCAGAGAAAAAGCCCGAGACCGGCAGACCTTCAAGTCTGTTGCTCAAGTCGATGAGGTAGTAACCAGTGATCCGAAAGCTGCGGAATGCGGTGATGCTGCTATTGCTGAATCTCTGCTTGATGTCATGCGCGAGTACAAAGCCAGAGCTGCCACCGATGTGCGAGCCAGTGAGACTGAAACCCGACGAATCGATGACAGCGCCAGTTCCGATCCCTGATTGTGACGCGCTGAAATACAAAGACGCGGTCCAGTGCTGGATGTGGGCAGATACGGCGGCCCGTACCTGCAACGGACGATTGAACGCGCTGGAGATCTGGGCGCGCGAATAACCCTTAACCCTAATTTCTATGCTGCACAGCGGCAGGATCACGTATGCCCCCATTACCTGAATGGTCGAAACGCGTATCGATCACGGCGGATTCGGATCAGGTTGAAGGCTCAGGCTCGCACACGGATTTCCCGTTAGCGTTTAATATCCCGAGCACGATACTCGCGCACGCGAAAGAGGACGGATCAGACCTAAGGATCACCGACGACGCAGGCACCGTTCTATCGCATCACCTATATGCACACGGTCAGATCCTGAGTCGCGGCGCGATCTGGATCTTTGCGTTTAACAATCCGTCAGCGATTTACGACGCCACCGGTAGCGGCGCGATCTACTGGACCGCGCATCCTGACAACTCGAACCACATTGCTCACATTTACAAGTGGGACTTAGGCACAGACCGGATCACGCATGGCACGGTAGAGCCTGATCGCGATCCTGGCGACGACCACAATAACGCCGCGTTAGAAATGCGGTCAGACGGCAAGCTGATCATCGCCGTGCCGTCGCACAACGCATCGCAGACGGTCCTAAGCACCTACGTCAGCACCAACGCGCGCGACGTGACAGCGTGGGGCAGTGAGCAGACTGTCATATCGGGCTTCTCGACAACGCCCGGCCAGTCATACGCCAACCTGGCTCGCTTAAGTTCGCTCAATTCCGGGCAATACATCGCGGCGGTCAGTAGGCACGCAACCACCACATGGGTGTTGCACGAGTCAACCGACAACGGCGCCACATTCGGATCGCTGCAAAACCTCTGGAATCCGGGCGGCACGCAGACAACGCCCTATTTGCACATGATCAGCAACGGTGTTGATCGGATTGATTTCTTAGTTACTGGCGAGCACGCGAACGCGGGCAATAAATACGCCTGCCAGTTCTATTACGACGCGACAGCAGACGCATTTAAGAACACTGACGGCACGTTAATGAACACCGATGGCAGTATCCCTGCCGGCGGGTTCACTTTGTCGCACATCAATACCAGCTCGACCGTGATGGACTTGAGCGCCGGCAGCCACGTTGTTTGGCTGGCGGGCTTCGAGTACAACAGCGCCGGCACGCCGGTCGCTGTGTTGGCTTACTATCCGTCTGGCGTCGCCGCTAATATCGAATACCACTGGGCTGAGCCGAACGGAGCAAGCGCCTGGTCAACCGAGAAGATCGCAAACGGCGGCAATCTGGAGAACACGAACAACCCGTTTTACCCATCCGGCGCGTGTATCGATACAACGGTCGTTAAGGGTTGTTATTTAAGCATCGGCGACGAAGATGCGGCAGAAATGCAGAAGTGGCTGTATAGCGACAGCAGCTGGTCAAAAACACTCGACATAACAAGCTCCACAGGGACGCCGCAATATCGGCCGACCAACGTTCGCGGCCATCCGGGCGGCAGTGTTCCGGGGCAGATCTTGTACTGCTCAGGCGGCTTTTATACCGATTTCACACCGCTGGGTGTTGGTCCTACCGGCAAAGCTGAGGCTGGCGTCCAAGCTTATCCACCGCTGGGTGGCCCGGCGTACAGCGCACGCGCCAAAGGTTCGATCAGCACGTCAAGCGACGACCGATACTGGATCTATGCGGGCAACGCCGCCGCAGCGGACAACCAAGACCCGGCGAACGTCTACCCGAACACCGCTTTAGTGTTGGATTTCGCGGGCAACATGCACGACGACACCAAAGAGGTTGCCGACGTGAACGGTCTGCAGCCGTTCAAGGTTGAGGGCTTGGTGGAGCAGTCCACAGCACTTAATCCTAACGTTCACATGCCGCAGGTTGGCACGAACCTACTGGAATCAAGTAACGCTCGGTTAACCGGGCCGCTGATTGATTTAACGTCGCATGACGAACTCACGGTTGAGTTTTTCGTTAATTACGACTCTACCGGCAGCGCAGAGCATGCAGTGATTGCAAACCTGACCGGCGCAGGTAGCCGCGCGGGTTTCTTGGCGCGCTTAGAGCCGTCGAATGATTCGGTTGAATGGTTCGTTGATACCAATAGCGGCCGGATGAGTGGATCGAGTGCAGGCAGCGCGGTCCCTGCGAATACCGACACCTATGTCGTGTGCACGTTTAACGGCGATGTGAGCGGCGCAGCCAAGCTCTACGTTCAAACGAACGGCAACGCCCGCGTTGAGGTGGATTCCGAAGGCAGTACCCGAACGCTACACGGCACCGCGTCCAGTGAGGTCGCGCGCCTGTTTCGCTGGCTCACTACGGATTACTTCAAGGGCTCAGTGGGCGAGGTCAAAGTATCGACCGTAGATCACGGCGAGGACTGGCATAAGACCGTTTACAACATGTTTTACGGCTCGGGATTCTGGACCGTTGGCACGGTTGAGGACAACACAGGCGGATCTGGAAGTTCGATCCCCGCTTTAAGCGACATTCATCTGAGCGGTGGTTTCCTGCCGTTATCTGGAGGCCTTGCGTAAATGCCAGAGTTCAACATTCGCGCGGGCGATACAGATCAAACGATCTACCTTCGGTTGCGTGATTCAACCACTGGGCTGGCAAAACCAGGATTGGCACACGACAGCGCTGGCGCAACGTGCAGTTATGTCTTGCCGCGTGCCGCGCGTGCCGCGATATCGCTTGTAACCCAAACCGTTACAGGTGCGCACGCAGACGGCGGATTTGTTGAGGTCGACGCAACGAACTGTAAAGGCCTTTACCGCCTTGATCTGCCAGATGCGGCGATTGCCAGTGGTGCGTATTCGTTGATCTCGATCGAATTCGACGACGCCATCGAGGAAACCATCCATATACCGTTGGCTAACAACGTGAACGTGGCGCAAATAAGCGGCAGCAGTTCCGCTGCTGACAACCTCGAAACCGCCTCACTTGCCTATTCTGCAGAGCGCGGATTGGCAGGCACCGCACTACCAGCCGCGGCCGCAGATGCCGCAGGCGGGCTGCCGGTATCCGATGGCGGTGGCTTCGATGTTGATGCCATTCTCACGCGCCTGACGGCTGCTCGCGCGGGCTATCTCGACAACCTAAACGGACACACGCCACAAACGGGCGACAGCTTCGCTAGGATTGGCTCGAACGGCAGCGGGTTAACTGAGGTCGACATGACCACGGCATCCGCTGACGCGCTTGCAGGACGGATAGAGCTCGCCCTGCTTAACGAAGGCGACGGTAACGCAGTGCTACAAGCTATTGCTGACGCTATCGCGAATGACTGGATCGCAGGCGATGCCTCGCCGGTGGCTATTGCTTCGGCAGTATGGGCCGCGGCAAGCCGAACATTAACCGCGAACACCAACCTGAATGATTTGGACGCCGCGGGCATACGCGCTGCTGTTGGTCTCGGCTCCGCCAACATGGACACGCAATTCGCGGCCTCAGCTACAGCGACAGGGTTTAGCACGCTCACGGAGGCAGATATTCGCACGGCGGCCGGCCTGGCAAGCGCGAACCTGGACAGCCAGCTTACTGCGATCTCGAACTTAATCGGCGCGCTGAATAACCTGAGCTCGTCAGCGGTTGGCGATGCGGTGCTCGATGAAGTTTTCGAAGGCACAACCACGCTGCGCCAATTCTTGCGACTGGTTGCTGCAGCGAATTACGGGCTGGTCTCTGGTGCAGCCACGGACACGATGCAATTCCGCGACGAAGCAGACAGCAAGAATCGCATCACTGCGACCGTGGACGCGGACGGTAACCGAACCGCTATCACGCTGGATAAAACATGACCAATAAACTGGCGCCAGAGCTGACCGCGCTGGGTGAGTCTGACATAGACCTGGCTGCAGACTTCGCGCTTGTCCACGACACCAGCGCGGCGCTGCTTAAGCGGATGTTGCCGGCTGACCTGGCTGGGGCGTCGTTCGCCGGTGGTGCATCGCCAGGGCTTTACCCGTTAACTGCGGTTGCAGGTGACGTGACCGCAGCGCCTACGCTCACCAGCGACGATTATGTCGACGTTATCGCGCGGTGGGACGGTCAGTTCACGAGTGGGCAAACAAAAAAGGGCGTAACAGTCACCAAGCAGGCGTTGACAGGCACAACCAACGACGGCAACACCATCTACGCCTATAAGTTCGAACCGCAGCGCGCCACGCACTCCCTGATCATCGTCGGCGCCCTACACGGTAACGAAAAGGACGGCGCGGCGGCGCTATTGGACGTCGCCAAATTGTTCTACAACAACACGCTGTACGGTTTTAATCAGATCCGCGGCGACACGACGCTGTACTTCATTCCGGTGGGCAACCCAGACGGATACGACATTAATTCGCGGACCAACACATCAGGCACCGCGGTGGATCTGAATCGCAACTGGGGCTCCGATGGGTTTTGGTCTGATGCCTTCACCGAATACTCGAGCGCTGACGCTGATAAGTACCAGGGTGCGTCCGAATATTCAGAAATAGAAACGATCGCCATTAAGGGGTTGATCGACACCGCCGAAGGGCTAACCGGGGTGATTGACGTCCACACCTATGGTGTATCAATCGACGTTCACGCCGGGATTATCCCTCCGGCCTGCAACGAAACGGTCGAGATCGGACAGTTCATGTGGGCGGCTAAAGAAGCGTTCGGCGCTGGCGCGAAGATCGACCCAGAATCACGGACAACGCGCCCGCCGCCGTGGATGGTTAACTACGTATCAGGTCTTGATAAGTGGGGCGTTATTCTTGAGTTGGGCAAGGCAAACGTCGACGTTACCAACACCACCGATATGGCCAAGGCGGTCAACTGGTTGGGCAACTCGATCATCGCGATGGCCAGTCTGCCGTCCCGGAAACACCGAGAGGCCACCGGCCCCCAGTTCCGTCAGTTTCACGAAGGCCAGTTCCTCAACTTAGAGACCGACAACCAAGCCGACGGCGACGGCCCGGAGGGCGACGGATGGATCGACACAGTCCGCTACACGGTTACGAACGGCACCTATACAACGGACTTCGCAACAGACAACAAGCTGCGCGACGTCGGACATCTGTTGGTGAATGGAGACACCATCCAGCTAAGCAGCGACGGGGCGCTACCGCCCGGCTCAAGTGAGCACGGCCATAAGGTCAGGACGACTTACTGGGTAATTAATAAAACCGACGACGATTTCGAGATATCGGTCACCGGCCCCAATGGGGTTGCGGTGACGATAACAGGCGACGGCAGCGGGACGCACACCTGGACCAAAGTTGTTGACTACGGCATGTACGTGCCTGTCGATTTCCAGGGCGTTGCAATAGCGCTATGGAAGATGAACGTCTACCCAGGCGGCGACACAGGCGATCAGCTGTATTTTCGGCCTCATTTCGGGCAAAACGTTGGTGTGTTCAGTCGCGAGGACAGTATCGCGCGGCTTGCAGAAGAAGGTTACGCGAGCGGCGACACATCGAAGCGCAGCAACATCGTTATCAGTGCTATGCGCTTCGTTATGCCCAGCGCGCAGAACACCACCGACATATCGGTAACCGATCTCGCGTTCCGATGCCAGTATAAGAACGTTAACGCGCCATCTGGCACGCCGGTTCTATTTCGCCTTAATTCTTGGCTTGTGCTGATCCCAAGCAACGGCGGGCCATCGTTTGAGTCATGGAACCTGGATAGCGCAGCGCAAGCGAAAAGGTTCCCGTAATTGTTCGCTCAGCGCTATTTCGCGTCCCGCTATTTCGCCTCGCGATACTTTCCGCAGGCAGGCGCGGGTGCTGCAATACCGCCTGACCGATGCTCGCTGCAAATAGATGCGGACGACTTCCTGGCCGTCGACGCGCAAGGCCGCCTGGCCATATCAACCGATATCTGTGTGGTAGTGCCTACAGCCGAGGGACTGGACTATGCGATCGCCGGAGCACGCATGCACTACGTGCTTACAAGCCAGCGCCTGCACTACGTGCTGCCACCGCATAGGAGCCATTGAGGTGACTAACTTTGAGCGCTGACGCCCCTCAGATCCACAGCAAGCGAACGGGCGAGACCCGGCTGGTGTCGGTTGATTACACCGACAAGCTGGACGCGGGTGAGCTGTTAACGGGAACGCCTACTATTGTAGAGGTCACCACAAGCGACCTAACGCTGGCAAACAAGGTCGTTAACACCGCCGCGCTAACGATACGAAACCGTACCGTGATCATCGGTCAGGCTGTGCAGTTCTCAGTGGCTGGCGGTCAGGATGGTGCGGCGTACACGATACAGATCACGGTGACGACAGACTCAAGCCCGGCGCAGACACTGGTGGATCAGATCCGGCTGAACGCAATAGATAGTTAGTGCCATACGCAGCACCCAAGCACGAAAAGCTTAGGGTCACCGACGTCAGAGAAAGCGCGTCGAAGCGAGGATACAACCGCCGCTGGCGCCGAGCTCGCGCAGCGTTCCTGCGC